TTGGGATCAGACGTAAATGGATTCAGTTGATGTTGTTGGAATCTTTTCTGCCATACATTCTGCAATGATTCAGCAGTGCGTGCCATGATTAGGGATAGATTTGATCACCAGCTTTTAACAACACCACACTGAACTTGTCACTCTTAAACAAGGTGTTGAGTTTTTTAGCTAGATTAATTGCGTGACCTGGATTACTAAATGAAACTTTCTTGTATTTAGGTCCTGGATATGCTACAAGAATATTCTGTGTTTTTAAGTTGATAGGTTGATTGTCGTAAAACACCGCCCAGATACCTTCACTATTGAGAATCTGATCGCTCTTGTAAGTTGTTTTATTGACGTGCTCTAATAGCACCGTTGGTTTAGGGCGACTCACTTGTACACTCCTTGAGCATGACGTTTCTTAACAGATTCCGCAATTTTTCTTTTAGTTTCATCGCTCTGCTTTTTACCTAACATTGTAGGTATTTGTTTTTGTCTTGCTTCTCTTATTCTTTGTTTTGATTCATCGGAATGTTTAAATAATTTAGATTTTTCGCTGATAACACTGCGACCTTTTTCAGTGATGCCTGTATCGCCGCCCATTAGTCCATCTTCAGGTTTAAGATTTGCGTATTCTGCTGATTCTACAATATTATTATCTTGTGAATATTTTAAAGCAAACTGTGTTAGTTCTTCTTTGTCTGTGAATAGTTGTTTCCATATAGTAGAAACATCAGTTCCGTGTTTAGCTAAATGTCGTGTCCAATGAATTCCGGACCCATTATAGGTATCTGGATTTCTTATAGTTTTTCCAAAATATTTTAATCCTGTTATATTATGTTGTTTTAGATATAACCAGGTTGGTTTGAATTCTCTTATCATAGTACATTTATTTATGCCAATTATCTGAGTATATAATTAGAATTTTCCACCATTAAGGTGTACAGTGACAACTTCGTTGGCAGTGTCTTTTTTAGCGTCAGTGAGGTCAACAATATGAGCCAGTAATTCAAACAGTTCTGCTTGAATATTACGTGCTTCTAATGCTGTTAAGACTAACTCTTTACTGTTAGTTTGATTCATTACTAGAACTTTTTTATTAAAGTTCTTCAGATGCAGGCTTAATTGTTGTTCCAAAGAGTGCTCCATTTGCGATACGTAAGCGTTCTTGCATTTCCTCTAAGGTGTCATATGGACCAGCATAGGGATAGCGATTAAGTGTGATTAGTTTAGGACAATAACTCTTGACCCAACCATTGTTAAATTTGACAATATAGTATCCAGCGCAGAAGAAACTTTTACTTTTACTGCCCTTGGTGTAGATAGGTAGTTTGTGTTTGACATCCCATAAGATGTTGTTGGGTTTGTGTTCACAAGGAAAACCATAGACACTGTTACTTTCTGTGATCACACGCTTGGGTGGTGTTTTATCTACAATAATATTGTACTTGTCACTGCACAGTTTTAAACTGGCAAACTGTTCACGTTTATTTTCATGCGAGTAAACTACTCCTTTTGGATTAGTCATGATAGTACCAACTTTGGTGCCATCGAGTTCGACCACCCAGCATTTATTTTTAACAATGATTTTAGCGAGTAGCGACATAGATAATTCCAATATAAGTTAGATAATGCAATGCTTGATCTAACCCCAACAATACCCAAAACATTCTATCTGCTGTGGTTAGATTTTTATTTAGCTGTTGTTTATAGAAGTCTACGTGGTAATGTACAGCAAAGTCTAAGGCCGCTAGGGCAATCATTACATTGGCATTAGTAGCTACAAACACCAGAATAAAGAATGTAAAGCTAGCATGTACTAGCGCATGATGAAGGCCACCTTCAGCACCATAGATACCTTTCTCTCTCAGCATGTAATCATACTGCATTAAGAAGTCTGCGATAAAGTGTTTAATGCCAAATAATGCTAGTAAGCTGAATACTGTTAAGGTCATTCGTTAATCTCCAATTCTTTATAAGTTACTTCGCGTGTTTCTGTGCGTTCTACAATAGTACAAGAACATTCTGCCCAGATCAGTTCTGTTTCTAACTCTTTCTCTAATGCTGTCTTAAACTCATCACTGGCGTATACACAGTTATCGTAGGCCGAGAGTAAACCGCGAATAGTTTCGCCCCATTCATCGTTAGACAAATCACAGCACTCACGCAAGAATTCTAAACGTTTAGCGTCAATCATTACATCCACCTATGTGCTGTGTAAGTATTAACAAAATTTGGACTACCGTTATCTGGCAGGTGATGGGCATGAAATCTATCATACGCACGTTTCCAACGTAGACGAACCACATCGTTATCGTGGCAGGCTCGATGATGTAGATACATAAAGATCTTACCCAATATCCGTTGGTTCAATGGTATTTTGCGTTTCATTATTTAACTCCAAAATGTTCTAACAAGTCGCCCGGTTGCATCCACGGTTCCATCTCGTCGTAATGTTCGGCAACATACTGATCACATTCTTTCACAATCAACTCAGCAAACTTGTCGCGATATAATTGGTTAAATCTTGGAATTCCACCTTGCCCAGACACAGCTAACTCCATAGCCGCATAGTCTTTAGCCTGTAGATCAAATTCTACAATCTGTTTATTCACAATTAGCCTCTAATGTAAGTGCTACGTGACTTAGGAGTTTCCCACCAGTCAATACGATCTACTCTAACATTTAATGCTGACATTTTAATCCTCGTATCTACAATGTGATTTTTTAGTTTCCCAAAGTTCAACGGCTGTTACTGTGGCAAAATCGCCAATACGCTCTTGAGCATACAGTTTCAAATACTTACAGATGTTTTCGCTTGTAGGAACAAAGTCTACTAATACGAAGCTGTTCAGATGTAATTGTCTATCTGCGTCTACTAAACCAGGAATACCTACGCCAAATACTTCACCTAAGTTTATAAAGTTCTTAAACTCTCCAATATTATCAGTAAACTTTGGGCTAACACTTGTAATAATTTCAAAGTTGGGATCATTAATATCAATCATAAACTTATGATCTAATACATTATCCACAAACTCTTTCATAAAGTTTAAGTTCTTAAAGTCTGTAACCATAGCACTTTGGTCTAAGGTATCTGCTCCTAGGAATACCTTAATAGAATAGGAATGACCGTGGAGGTGGCGGCACTGGCAGTCTGTTTCAATACTTAAATCTGGGCGATCTAATTTCTGTGCCCATACTCGATGCCCCATCTCGAAGTGAAATTCCTTGTCTATTGTCCATAACATATTTGATGTCCTTTATTAGTTGATTTAACTGTTAGTATATACGAAAAAAAGAAGAAGAGCAAGTATTTTTGATAAATAATAGTGTAGTTCGCGATACGGAAATATCCAACTACTCTAAACAACCTGGGAGGGTTATATGTTCAGCAATACTATTTATTACGTCTACGCATACCTGCGAGATAAAGATTCCACTACAGCCAAAGCAGGCACTCCTTACTATATAGGCAAAGGTAAGAACAATAGAGCATATCAACAGCATCGTAACGGCCCCCGAGGTGTTGCTGTGCCTGCTGATAAATCGAATATCGCAATACTTGAAACTAATTTAACTGAAATCGGTGCGTTTGCTATTGAGCGTAGAATAATTGCGTGGTATGGACGTAAGGATTTGGGCACTGGTATATTGCTTAATTTAACAGATGGAGGTGACGGAGCACCGAATGTTAAAATCACCGACAGTAAGCGAGCAAAGTTAGTGGCAGCACATCTACATCGTCTACCGATGACAGATGCTACTAAATTAAAAATAGGACGAGCACATAAAGGTTTACAAAAGTTCACAGAAGAACAAAAAATAGAAATGGGTATACAGCGTAAGAATAATAAATGGTGGAACAACGGCGTGGAACAATGTTTTACTCCGACTGCTCCAGATAGTTCGTATATACGAGGTAGATTAAAATTCAACAATGTGGGTGCCGCATTAGGTGCTGCCGTAAACAAAGAAAAGCGATGGTGGACTAATGGGGACATTCAAAAATTTTCTAAAGAATGTCCCGCTGACGGTTTTGTATTGGGCCGCACTAAGATTTAATATCATGTGCGGCAGATAGTAAATTTTCCAACTTACTTTGTCGTTCTAGCAGTTTGAAAAACAGTGCTAGGGTATTTGCGGCATCTACATCTGCCCTGTGTGCTTTGCCTTTGAAATGCAGTTTAAAATAACCCATGGCTGAGCTCAACCCGCCTGAGGGTGCTTTGCCCTTGGTCAGCATCAAGTATGTGTACCAGGTCTTAACGTCTATCCAACGACGGCCAAAATGCGGAAAATCTGCATGATTTTTGCAGAATTCAGTTAGTAATTCACTTGAATCGCCACCACCCCAGGTCACTGGGTTAACAAAGACCTTGTGTTCGCGTATCAGCTCACTGAGCTCACGAGCCACAGTTTCGTGGCTAACACAGTTAGCACGTATGTCGTGATCTGTGATACCTGTAAGATCATTGATAAATTCGCTGATTGGCTCTTGTGGATCTATATACCATTTGCGAACTATGTAGTCATCAAACCGTGTGTGTATGTTGCCAATAGCAACACCAACCTGGATTATTTTTCCAGATGGTTGATTGAGCTCTAAATCAAGAGCTAGAAAATTACTGTCTGCTATCATCTATTTTTCCGTAAAATGCTTTTGAAATCTCGATCAGCTTGGCTTTCTTCCCCGTCGCTTAACGATTCAACAAATGCGTCCCACTCATCCATGTCAATAAGGGATTTTGAACCATTGGCCGCTTGAGTTTGTTTTTCAATTGCCATAATTTGTCTGCAATGATTACAGTAAGGACCCCATCCATTCCATAGTTGGGTACATTTAATGCAAGTTGATTGGTATGCCATTTTAAATCCTTTCTGGATATGCAGCACTTAGCCAATCAGCCATAGCACTAGCATTATCGCTTAGTTTAACAAGATCATACTTACCACAAAACTTCAAAAACTGTGCACCTATCATTGGACTATTTTTAGGTGTTTGTGCAACCTTAATAGTATCCCAAATCTTTTCTTTAATATGATCTGGTTGAGCAGTTAGATCAACTAGAGTAACATTACGATTGTAGTCATCTAAGACCTTATGCTCTTTACCGTTGTGATCAACCCAACGCTGTAACATTAGGTTATTCCAGTTATAGCCTTTGGTACCACGGTCAGCAAATGCTTCTTCTAGGCCTACTTTGTTCTTAGTGCCTTTAGTACGCACACCAGGATAAGCACTGAAGATATTATCTGTAGGGTCACCACGCATACACTTTTCAAACAAGATAAACTTAGGATCAGGAATCTTCTTAGCTTCTTTGGTTTTCTTGTCTATAACAGGTTTACCTTTTTTATCAAAGATGCCCTGTATAGTATGAAGTTCATCTGCTATGCCATTGTATTGGTTAACATTACTAGCCAATAGCTGATGAAAATCAGTATCACTACTAACAATAGTGTGATGATCGTTAGGGTGCGCTTGAATAAAACCCGCGATGAGGTCATCCGCTTCAAGTTCCGGATGCTGTAGAACTGTGCAGTTTGTTCGTTCTGCAATGAATGTTTTGAGCGCATCAAAAGTCTCCCAAAATAACTTATCTTCTTCTGCTTCTGATTCTGTTAATGCCTGACGTGCTACAGTACGATTTTTCTTATAAGGTTCGTAGAAGTCTTTGCGCCAACTGCGGCCTTCAAGACAAAAGATCACATGATCAGCCTTTTGATCACGCCATGATTTGTTTACTGATGCTAGGGTTACGTGGATAGCAAAACCCAGCTTATCCCAAGTGTCGCTTTGGCGATGTGCTGAATGTCTTGCTCTAAAGAATGTGTTTGCTGTGTCTACAAGTAAGTATCTCATGTAAACATTATACTATCTTTTAACTCAAAAGTCAACTGATTTCCGTTCTACCGTTGCCTAAATCTCTACGGTTAGTTGGGCGATTACTTGGATCAGCCATTGCTTGTTCAAAGTTTTCCATAACTACATTTGAACATACAGCACGGAACCAATTGTCTACAATGTCTTGATCAGTTTTACCTTGATAGCCAGCTTTGATCAAACGAGCTACAAAGATATCATTCCAATCTAATTCAAATGCACCATTACTTGGGTCATTTGGGTCAATTTCCATACTTAGTACAGTGACCCAAGGCTCACCAGCTTTAGTAGCTTGTTCTTTTGGGCTGTTCTTTTTGGCTTTTTCTTCTGCAGCTTTCTTGGCAGCGACCTCAGCTTTTTTAGCTTTGGCGGCTTCTGCCTTGGCCTTACGCTCTTCAGCCTTGCGTTCTTTTTCAGCTTGAGCTTCTGCTTCTGCGGCAAGTCTTAAACGTTCTTCTTCCTCACGCTTTGCTTTGCCTGTTAGTTTATCAAATAAACCCATAATTTAATCCTTAAGTAAATCTACTAGGTCCAACTGTTCCCAAGGTAATTGTTCTTTACCAAAGTGTCCGTAGTTAGTAGTACTACTGTATATTGGACGGAACAGCGCAAATCTATTTATGATGCCACGTGGTGTTAGATCAATATTCTTTAGAATCCAAGCAGTTAACCACGCATCATCGCTATGGTCGTTAGTATTAACGTACACACTCATTGGCTGTTCTATGCCAATAGCATAACTAATCTGTACAGTTGCTTGTTTTGCGTGTCCGCTGGCTACAATGTTCTTAGCAAGGTAGCGAGCCATGTAAGCAGCACTGCGATCGACCTTAGTAGGATCCTTGCCACTGAAGGCGCCCCCACCATGAGGACAACTACCACCATAAGTATCAACAATAATCTTTCGCCCTGTGAGGCCAGTGTCACCATCAGGTCCACCAATAACAAAGCGACCAGTAGGATTAATAAGGAACTCAGTATGATCATCAATTAACTCCGCAGGCACTACGCCTTCAATATATTCTTTAACTACTCTACGTATATC